GCGAACGAGGACGCGACGAACCGCACGACCGATCCGGCGTCGATCCGCACCGGATCCGGCGATGTGGTCGAGAACGTGACCACGCCGGTGCTGGACACACCGATCGTGCCGATGGAGAGCGCGTCGACGGTGACATCCACCGACCACGCGGCGTCGGGCGGCACATCGACATGCCCGGCCGCGCCTTTGAGACCCGCCGGCAGAAGCACATCGCGCGGCATCACCAGTTTTCCGATGACGTCGCCCGGGCCGGGTGTGGCCATGGACACGAAGCCGAAATCGTAGATCTCGCGCGCGGCGGGCTGAACACCACCGCCGGAGAGGTAGAGGATCCGCTGATCGCCGGGCTCGACCACCGTCTCGCCGGGACCACCGGCACGCGTGATGACGGCCACGGCATCCGCCTCGTTGCGCAACAGCACAAGACGCTTCACGGCCGGGAAGGCGACCGTGACGCCGGCGCCGGGCGCGCCTGTCAGAACGAGCCGCACGAGACCGAGCGCCTGCGCGGGTGGCACAGTGATGATGCCGCCGGCGCTGACATCCAGAAGGCCCGATTCCGTCATGGCGAGATCCAGCGCGTCGAAAGCGGCGTTCGCGGTGACCTCCTTCTGGTCCTGCGATGCCTGGATATGGGCGATGGCGAGATTGGGCGTGCTCATTCATGTCTCCTGCGCTGTGGCGATCAATGGGGCGCTCAATATGGCCGTGGCGGGAAAGCCGCGCCCGACCGCCGCGCTGATCTGGTGGACGCGCAGGATGAGCGTGGCCGGCATGGACCCGAAATCGGCCTCCGCGTCGGCGGTCGGATAGAGCACCTGCGGCGTGGCGGTCTCCAGCACCCGCACGACATCCCCGGCACTGTCGAGGATATCCACCTCATAGGCCTCCGCCGCCTCGGCGAGGGGCACGGTGCCGGTGCCGTCGCGCCAGTCGCCGCCGATCCGGGTGCGGCGGCGCCAGGACAGTGTGATACCGGATCCATCCCACGCGCCCGCCACATGCGCCGGGGCGTAGGGCTTGAGATCGGTGCCGCGCAGGGTCTGCGTGACCGTGTCCGCCTCGTCGAACGCCTCGCCTCGGCCGACACCGCGATAGCGCAGGGGCTGGCCGATCAGCCCGAGCGGCTCGGTGAAGAGCGCGCCGTCGTCCTCGAGCACGACGATCACCGCCCCGGCCGCATGCGCGAGCCGAGCCTCAGAACCGCGCCGCCCGCGCAGCAGCGTCGAGAGCTGGTAGATGTCATTGCCGAGAGGCGTGACATCGCGGAACTGGATCAGCTCGGCCCCGCCATCCGCATCGACCACCAGCGCGGCGTTGCGGCCATTGAGCAGCTGCAGATCGGAGACCGATGCGAGTTGGCCATCGGGATCCCGCAGGCGCACCTCGAGCGTGTTGATCTTGTCCCATGTCCAGACCGACCGCGGCGGGGCGAGCGGTGCGCGCAGGGTGCCGATCAGCGCGGGATCGCTGATGCGCGCCGGGATGTCCCAGTCTGCCCCGTCGCGCGAGCGAAAGAGCGACAGGCCGGTCCATGGCCCGGCGACCCGCGGGGCACCGAATAGATACTGCCGCGACGCCACGCCGCCGGTATCATGGCGATCGCGCAGCAGCGGGACTTGTGGGACGACCCACCGTGAGGGCACATCGCCCAGCACGCCCGAGGGGCGAACGCCGGCGCCGGTCGCGCCGATGGCCTCGGAGACATAGGCCGACCCGATATGCCGCACGCCCTTCGCGCGCAGTTCCCAGTCTGCACCGATCTCGAGCTGCGTCAGCCGGACCGCGATCTCGCTTCCGCCGGGGGCTTCGACGCGCAGCAGATCCGTCGGATCGAGGCGCAGAAACCCCGGCCGCAGGGCAAACTCGACGGCATCGCGCTCGATCCAGGCCGAGGCCATGAGGCGCTCGGCGATGCGTTTGGCCTCGGTGGCCTCAAGCGCCATGGGCAGCTCCACGTCGCGCTTGTCGCGCGAGCCCATGGTGGCAACGGGCTGCGAGACCCGCGTGGCGGACTGCGCGCCCTGATTGTAGTCGCCACTCGTGTCCTGGTACGTCACGGTGATGCGCTCGGGCAGATCGGTCTCCTGCACGCGCTGGAGCTGCACGCCGCGCCCCGTCTCGCGGGCGGGGACGAGATCGTCCGACGACAGCAGCGGCGCGTCATCTGCATCCCGCGCCCTTGGCACAAAGCGTATCCGATCATCGGACTCGACCGCATCGAAAGAGAACGCCTGCGCCACCGGCTCTATTCCTGACCGCGCCGAGCCCTGCCGCCCGATGGCGTAGCCCCGGAATTGCGGATCACTGATCTGCGACACATCGATATCGGCCATCCCCAGCCCGACACGGGCGCAGATATCCGCGACGACGTGGCCCGGCGTCATGCCCTCGCCAGCGGTGCGGTTGAGAAACAGCCGGGTTGCCGCAGAGCCGGTCTGCACATAGCCCGTCAGCGTGTCCGAGCGCGCATCATAGCCCGCGGCCTCGCCGCCGTCGAAGATGCTGCCTTCTGCGAAGCCGTCGGTGAACAGGATTTCCGCGCCGGTGCGCAGATCGACCTGGCTGACCTGCGGCTCGCGATGCCACGCCATGCGCCGCCCATCGGTGCGGGATTTGGCGATCGCCATGTTCTCCTTGCGGGTGGTGGAGAAGGCAAAGAGCGACAGCCGCGTTGCCCAGATCACCCCGTCATCCGGGCGCCATTTGACCGCGTACCGCCCGGCGAGATCGCTCAGCGCGTCCGGAAACGCGAGCGCGCTGATCCAGACCAGCGCGTCATCCACGGGATCGTAGACCGCACCGGCCGGCTCGTATGTGAATCCCGTTGCGTCGGGATGAATATCGGCCGGAGAAAGTGACCAGTGCCCCGCGTTCTCGACGACAGGCTGGGGCGCGCTGGGGCGCAGGCGGAGCCGCTCGATGGGAATGGTGCTGGCCGTGCCGGTGTTCGACGTGCGCAGGATCCACGCCTCGCCGAGGCCCTCGCCGACAAGTCCCTGCACGATGTTCTCGACATTCGTCGGCCCCGGTCCCATGCGCGGCAGGTTGGCGAGGAACCCCATGGTGTCGGCCCGGACGCAGCCATGACCGCCGCCGAAGCGTCCCGAGGCGATCAGCACGTCGATCGGCCCGGTCAGGCTGAGTGCGCGCATCCAGCCGAGTGTCGTGAGTGATACGAAGCCGCCGGCATTGTTGGTCAGGCTGTTGCCGCGGCGCCCGAAGCTGTCCACGACCGCCATGGCGTCGAGATCGATCTTCACGATCGGCCTGGTGTTGCTGATGCCGACCTGGGTGTAGGCATACCCGTCGCCGCCGATGAAGCAGTGATCGAACCCGAAATTGTCCCTGTAGAGGTTCAACGCGTCGGCCAGCGCGTCGGAAATCAGATCCTCGGGCTGTGCCTGCGCCAATTCCTCCATCGTGCGCAGATCGAATAGCCGCAGACCGTCCGGGGTCAGCATGAGCTGCCGCTGGCGCGGCCAGTCAGTGGCCCCGTAGCTCGTCAGCACGCTGTCGAGCCCGCCGCCCGGCAGGTTGGTGCTCTTGAGCGCAGGGTACGCCGCCTGCGCGTTGAACGTCACCTCGGCGGTGATGTTGGGGATGCGGTTGCCGAAGTTCTCCAGCGGCAGATCCTCGAACACCAGATAAGCCAGCCCGCGAAAGGCTGGGGTGCGGCCATGGCCCTCTGCAGCCTCGATCAGCGGATCGGGCAGCTGGTCCTCGCGCCCCTCATAGAAGCGGAACTCCAGACCGGGGATGGACACATCCGGATTGGTCCCGCGCGCGTCATGGATGAGCTTGCCATCGGCCCAGATCCGGATGAGGTCGCCGGCCGGGCCTTCGGCGAGGCCGAGCGCGAAGGAGGCGTAGTAGCCGTAGGTCGTCTGACGCTGACCGCCGCCGCCCTTGCCGCCCACCTTGCGGGTCTGGCGCGCCTCGCGGATCCCCGGCGCCCAGATCACGTTGCCGGAGGCGCGCATCGTGCCGTAAATGAGCGGGATCGGCGCGCCCCAGGCCGAGGAGGTCACCGACAGATCACGCAGCCGCGGCCCCTCGATATCGGGCTGGTCGGGGCCGAACAGGAGCGAGCCGACGGTCGATCCGATCAGCCAGCCGGCCTGCCAGCCCAGCCCGAGCGCCGTGCTCCCCAATGCGCCCGCGCCGGCAATGGCCAGCACCGCCATCAGACCACCTCTGGGATGCGCCATGCCGCGCGCCGGCGCGACAGCCATGGCTCGATCAGCGGTTCCTCGAGCACGCAGCGCCGCAGCGCATGCGCGTGCAGAAGATGCGGGACACCGTGCCGCGCGGTCAGAAACCCCGCATGGCAGGGATAGCTGGTCTCGGCAAAGACCAGGATATCGCCGGGGCGCGCCTCGGGCAGTGCGACCGGATCCAGCGCGCGGGCAAATTCCTCCAGGAGCCTGGTGCCGGTCGCGCGCCGGTCATAGCCCAGCACATCGTGATGCGGCACGCCGAGCGCATCTGCGACCACGATCAGCAGCCCGATGCAGTCCACGCCGGCGGGCCCGCGCCCCTGATGGCGCCAGCGCGCCCCGATCCAGCGGCGCGCCTCGGCAACGATCTCCTCACCGGTCATAAGCTCACCTGGCATTGGGCGTCTCCGTCAGCTTGTCGGCGCCGGGCACGAAGGGATCCCCCCGGAAATTGAGCACATTGTCGAACCGCTCGATGCAGGTGGAGAGCCGCTTGTCGCAGCCGGGATAGATCTCGAACGCGTCACCGGTCCCGACCGGAAAGGGCGGCGGGAAGGAGAGCACCAGATCGCCCGTTGCCAGATCCGAGCCGCGCACCTCGATGGCCCGGCCGCCGTTCTGGCCCGACGTGAAGATGATCACGCCGCCCGCGAACCAGTCGTCGGGTTTGTCGGTGACGTCGATCGCGGCCGTGAACGACAGCGCATCAAGCGGCGCGGTGACAAGCCCGGGCCGTGTCCATTGCGGATCGCCGATCTCCACCCCGCAGCGCGCATCGCCGAGATCGGCGCGGCAATCGGGCGTGTAGGGCTCGATCAGCCGCTGCGCGAGCACCTGGGACATGCCGCGCAGTTCGGTGCGCCACTGGCCCTCGCTCGACAGCATGACCTCGCCCAGCCAGCCGCGGCGCAGCCGGAGGGTCCCCTGCGCTGGATCCTGCCAGTTGACCACGAAGATCCGCACCTCGGCGCCGTCATAAAGCCCGGCCCGCAACGCGTCCGCCTCGAGCCCGGCGTCGTCGAGCACACCCTCGAGATCGACATTGCCGACCGCCAGCCCGGCCTCGGAGGCCACGGCGGTGCGCGAATAGCCTGCGCGGGCGCGGTAGATCTCGCCGTCGACCGCGAGATCGCCATCGTGATCGGTCGCACGAAACACCACGCCGTCGCGACGCGCGAGCCGCCAGCAGGTGGCCAGCGTGAGCACATCGCCCTCGAGATGCGCGGCCAGTTCGGGGGAGACCGCCTTCATTCGCGGATCTCCACCACGGTTATGCGGCCCCATTGCTGCATCTCGAAGGTCTCCACGGTGAGATCGGCGGCATCGGTGTCGAACCGCGCCGGCACGTCGAACTCGAAATCCGCGGTGACCGCGACGTTCGGATCCGGCGGTGTCGAGAACGTCACCAGGCCATTCGCGTGATTGATGGACCAGCCGGAGGTTGCCGCGACGCCATCGCGATACACGACGACCGTGCCATCGACCGGCCGCGTGATCCGGCGTTCGTGAATGATCCCGCCGCTGTCATAGCGCCGGACCAGCTGAAACGCGGTCTGCTCCCCGTCGCCCGTGCCGAGCAGCTGTCCCGCCGCCCGGAAATCCGTCCAGTCCCTGAACCGAAACCCGTGCGCGCGGCCGCGGCGGGCGTAGAAAAAGGCGAGGAATGCGGCGACATCGGCGCGGGAGCGGATGCCTGTCGAGACATTCCATTCGCCGCGCGACCGCTGCCATTGCGCCACGCGCTGCTCGCGCCCGCTCTGCGTGGCGGTGATCGCCGTCAGGAACCGCGGTCCGCCACTGGCCCCGTAGGCGATGGTGGCGGGAAACTGCACATCGTGAAAGTCGGTCATCGGATCTCCTACCTGTTGCGCCGAGCCCGCGCGATGGCGCGGCTCATCTCGGCGGTGATCTGGCCCTGCGACCGCCGGAAGCTGTCGGCATCGGGCGTGGTGATGCTCATGTTGACGGTGACGCCGCTGCCATTTCCGCGGTCGCCGCCACCACCGCGCTGCGATTCCGCCACCTCGCGGCGCGACAGCACCCGCTCGCCGCTCTGCAGGATTGCAGGAACCTCGTCCGGGCGGAGACCGGGATAACCGCCAGCATGGAACCGTTCTGCTCCGGCGAAGGCCATGGCCGGCACCTGCCGCTGCGGCAGTGCCGAGACACCGATCACGCCGCCGGAATGCGCCACCGCCGCGGTGAGGCTGCCGCCCAAGCTACCTCCAAGCCCGCTCCCCATCTCGCCGAGCGCGCCGCCCAGCCAGTTGGCGAGCGGCCCAAGCACCGCCGAGCGCAGCGCGATGCGGGTGATGTCCTCCAGGATCGAGTTGGCGAGATCGCGGAAATCCACCTTGCCCTTCGTGACCAGCGTCAGAAGCGCGTCCTCGGCTCCGCGAAACGCACTGACCAGCGCATCGCCGATCTGCCGGCCGGTCTCCATTGCACTGTCTGCATAGCCCTGCAGGCTTTCTGCGACGCCATCCCAGCCCCGCGCCGCCGTTTCTCCCGCGGCCGCGATCGCGTTGCCGGCCTCTGTGGCCGCGTTGGCCGCACGTCCAGCGGCACCGCCGCTGCTGTTTCCAGCACCGTTTGCACCCTCGGTGCCACCGGCGATCCCGTCGAAGGCATCTCCGATCCCCGACACGGAGTCCGCGGCCCCATCGGCCGCCTCCGATGTCCGCGCCAGCACCTCGCGGATCGCCGCCACGGACTCGAGCGGCCCGGTTGCCGCCCTGCGCAGTTCCCCGGCCACGCCTTGGAGCGCGGCCTGCGTCGCGCGCGCCTCATCGGCATAGGCCCCGAGCCCGAGATCGGGGATCCGGTAGTCCTTCTCGAAGGCTTGCGTGAAGGCCTCTGCCGCACGGCCGCCGGCATCACGCGCCACGCCCGCGAACCGGTTCTCGAGGCCTCCAAGGCTGACATCGTCCAGCGCCCCGATGCGCAGCCCGTCCTCGCCCACGGCCCATGCCGGCAATGCGGCGAGCACCGTGTTGATCCCCGCGATGAAGCGGTTCACGCGCCCGATCACCGCGTTCAGCAACCGCTCCACGCCGCGCACCATGGCATTGGCCGC